TTACCAATTCATCATATTCAATAAGCAAAAGATTATCTGGATACTCCTTATAAGCATTACGTAATTCAGTATAAGTATTAATAATATACACACTTAAATCTTTAATAAGACTTTCTTTCCCATGAATATACTCAGCATTTTTCGAGGGACGAATAAGTTTATAAACCGAAGCAAGACATTCATTGATAGGACGTACCGTTGCAACAATCTTAACTTCTGCCTGATTTTTCATCATCAATTTGATAACTTCTAAATCAGTCCATGTTCTTGATTTATCAAAAATTATAGGACAATCAACTTTCCCGTACCGATATTGTTTCAATACTTCTACACATTCTTCTTTTTTCAATCCATCTGACTGTACAGTTGTCAAAGTAGTGTTAGTTTCCCAGAAACCATTAAAAGCCATCAGAATATCTGCCATATTACTTGTATTACTGGCATAAGTATCAGGACGCTGGTTTAATAAACTAGTTAAAAGTGTTGAACCAGATCTTGGGATTCCAGCTAAGAATTTTAATTTCTTCATCAAGCCGACCGTATACCGTGCATAACGTTACTTTGAGAATTACCTACTGAAATCCAATCTGTATCAGAGCCGACCTGTGCTGGTGAACTAATAGATGTAGTATTTCCTTGGGCAGTAAGACCATTGGCACCATCTCCCCAAGTCCATAACGTGCCATCAGTTTTAACACTTGCACCAACCCAATTCGGAGCAGACGTTACCTTCCAATCTGTTAAAGAACCAACCTGAACGGGAGAAGACCTATTAGTTGTATCTCCTAAACCTAATTGACCTTTATCGTTTTTACCCCAAGTCCATAACGTGCCATCAGTTTTAACTGCTAAAACATTATCTTTATAACCCATTTCCGCATAAGACCATTCCGTAGTACCAATTTGAACAGGAGAAGATTTACTAGTAGTAGTTCCATCACCTAGTTGACCGCTAGCATTATGACCCCATGTGAATAGAGCACCGTCTGATCTAAGAGCAACAACGGCAAGCCACCCTTGATTGACTAAAGTCCAAGTTTCCAATGACCCAATTTGAGCCGGGGATGATACTGAAGTTGTACTCCCAGTCCCTAATTGCCCTTGTCCACCATATCCAACGGACCACAATTGACCCGAAGTATCTGAGCCATGATTAGTAATAGCAAAAGCAGTCCTATAGTTTCCACTGCATTTTATCCAATAGGTTGCAGACCCAATTTGAACTGGTGAGGAATAGGCCGTTGTATCCCCTTGTCCAGCTTGTCCGTAAGAATTGGTACCTCCTACATGCCACCAAGTATTATCCGTTTTCGTTGCCCACGTTTCATAACCACCTGTGCAAGTGGCCCAATCTGTTAAAGAGCCAACTTGAACAGGAGAACTGTACCCAGTAGTATTTCCATGACCAAGTTGACCATTACCTCCTCGACCCCAAGTAAAAAGTTTACCATCCTCATCAATAGCCATTGTAGAATCCCCGGCAGCACTATATTTCCAGGATCCATAATCATCTAAATCTACAATTTGCCAATTTGTATTACTTCCAATTTGAACAGGAGAAGATCTATCAGTACTACTTCCATCTCCTATTGCACCTTGTGAGTTTTCTCCCCATCCCCAGAGAGTTCCTACATTACCACCAGCACTAGTCGAACCAGCAGAACCCATCATTGCTCGTCTAATATTAGACATTACGATGGACTCTTACTGTCAGCACTGGCAACCATACCATGCCAGATTGTGCCACCATCGGTGGTAATAAAAACGAGGATATCTATTCCACTGGTAGTTAAAGTTGGTGCCGTCCCACCGGCCCAATCTACAGTACCAGGCCAATTTACCGTTTGCGATCCACCGTTTGTCAGGAACAGTGTAAAACCGCAAAGCTCGTCAGAAGCAGTAGGATTGCTAAATGTAAAAGTATTGGCAGAAGTGTCTACTGTAGCTACAACATTGTTACCTAAAGTTAGATCAATATCTTGTGTACCTCCACCAGTACTACCAATAGCATTGGTGACTTCCCCATAATCTTTAAGATTAATAGCCGAAACCGTTTGGTCGGCACCTGTGACAGCACCTGCTAGAGTTTGCGCTGGGACAGCATTGACATTCTCAACCGCAAATGTTCCTAAACCGATTGATGTTCTAAGTGTAGCTCCAGATTCAGCAACTGGGTCAGTAGTACCGTCACCTACAATCATTTCACCATCAGCTAAGGCTGCCATAGCTGTAATAGCGCCAGTACCAGAACCTAATAAAACTCCACCATCAGTTAATGACGATGCACCAGTTCCACCGTTAGCTACGCTAAGATCAGTCCCCAAGGTTAATGCACCGTCGATTGCCGCCGCACCAGTACATTCCAAAGTAGCAATCTGTAAATCTGAAAGAGCATTTGTGACTACCGCTCCGCTTCCGGCCCCATCACAATAGATAATGGCATTTTTTCCATTTTGTATGGTGACAGATGCTCCTCCTCCACTTCCTTGTTTCATAAGTAATGAATACGGGCCGCTTGAGCCAGTATCAGTAGTAGCGTTTTCAATAATAAACCAAGCAGTAGTGGTATCTGGAGCAATGGTCACCGTACAGTTCTGGGCTAATGAACCTGTAAATTTGATGACCCGGAACATGCCATCCTGAAGATTTTCCGTTCCAGTTCCAGGAGAAGCCTCTCGAACCGTAAGGGTGGCTGTCGCTGCATCCGACAAGGCAACTGCCTTGTATGCGGCAATCCGATCCAAAATATCAAAGTTAAAATTAGTGGTATCACCCCAAGCGCCAGTTTGATCCCCAGCAGCCATCTCTTCGATACCAAAATTAGTAGTATATGATGAAGCCATATTATTATCCTACGCTGCTATTGGCACCCAGTTAGCGTCTTGTGTCGTGTCAATCACACTCCATACATTTGGCGTTGCTACAAGTCCTTGTGCCTCAACCCCTGTAACAACAAACGAAACCCCTTTTCCAATATCCCCAATTTCACCAACTGCTTCAACGCCAGTAACCCCAAAAATAAGCTCTGTGACTATAGATTCAGAACCTAAAGAACCGGCAGCTTCAACTCCTGTGGCAGAAACAGCCACCTCTGTAACTACCGCAACAGTGCCAATAGAACTGGCGATCTCAAGCCCTGTAACTTCCTCAGTTGTATCAACAACAATTGAAACAGAACCTAAAGCTCCCGCAGCTTGAACCCCAGTAACCACTAGTGGGGCTGGTTGGCTCCAAGGGCCACTACTCCAAGTTTCTCGGCTCCAACCGTATAACAGGGCCACTTCGTTACTCTTATGCTATGCGAATAATCGCGTTGTTGGCGTCATTCGCAGGATACTGGATCGTAAAATCCCCTGCACTCGATGATTTATCCCCACCAAAATCTAAAACACAAACACTAGGGTAGGCCGCATGATTTACAGACGCGCCCGTTCCCGCTGTATTCAGGGTGGAATTATATATTACCGCGCACCTTGCGCCTGTAATCGTGGAAGTACTCCAGGTAGTATCTGCAAAATCCAGAAAAGCCGTTGGAACAGAAGAACTGTTATCTGCAAGTCCCAAGGTAACACTACCAAGGGCAGCTCCTCCTGCTGAATAAGCAGTCCCGCTTACTTCATTCGTCGCCGTATAACCAGTTAGATCCTCATTGGCATCGGTTCTACTTGAAGTAAACATTGCAATTTTAAAGGTGTCCGCCGAAATACCAGAAGACCCTGTCCTAGTGTGATCCAGCCAAAAATGGATACCCACCGTAATCTCTTTCTTGTAAGTACCGCACATGGCCTGATTAATAGCCATTTCACAATCTCCTTATCATCTCGGCCATGTCTTCATGCCCTTGCTTCTGAAGTAAAGCCCAAATAGTGGTTCGTTCACTTTGCGCCATTTGCTTTAGGTAGTAGAGTATTACATCCCTAACCTTATTTCTATACGCGACCGCCTGATCCCGTATAGGAGGGGGGGCCTTTTCGTTGATAACCATAATCTTGTTCATAGCCATATCAGCCATTGTTTCCGGGCTATGACCACCATTATTTGAGGTAAATACTTTAACCGTCCCCAAATCTCCTTGACCGGTCGCTTGAAGCATCAGGCGAGTTCCCTCCTTACGCGGTCAAATCTATATTCTTCTTGAGTCTGCTGCGCTTCTCCTAGATTTTTAAGACCTTGGAGAGATTCCATATAGCGACTGTTATAAAGCGTTAACAAATCCTGCTCCCCCTTCATGAACGTGTATGCCTCAACTAAGCTACCGTACAAAAGAGCCAACTCTGCGTTGTCACCAAGCCAACTGGTTCCATCTGAAGTCTCTGTAATAGAAGTAGGACGGAAGAAATAATGCAACTCCATAGTCAAAGCATCATTTGGAGTAGGCGCTAATAAAAAAGTAGTGTCGTTCCAATCCCCATAATACAAAGGAACCCCCGTTGTGCCAGGATTCGGGGTGTAATCCTGTAAAAAAGTTACATGTTTGTATAAAAGAAACTCATTTTTAGAATCACTAATCACACTCAAAGAAAAAGGTGCTAAAAAGTCACTGGGTTTTGACAAAAACTTTTGCGAAGCAGTCGTAGTTCCTTGAGAATTTTGCCTAAAAACGTCTAATTGTACCTCTTTTAAGATGCGTTCTTCTGCATTCAAAATAAATCTTGTGAGATTATTAACAAAAGTAGTCTCAGTATTATCGGTATAATCCTGGATTGCGGTTTTAAGTGTTGCAAATGTATAAGCCATACTATGGACTCACTGTTACAGGGCCAGCGGAAGCAAAACCACCCCCACCTCGGACAGATCCACTTGTGGCAGTCCCGCTACTGGCGGTAAAGGTATAATTAGCATCATCGACTTTCGTAATAGAAAACCCGGCAGCAGTTTCAATCATACTGGCAGTGAAGCCATCAAAGGCCTCTGCACTACGAAATCGGACTGTATCCCCCGTGCTTCTACCGTGTCCTGGTTGGTATACATTGATAGTTGTCGATCCAGAATCCCCTGATCTGAACGGATTAAACTGAAGAAGAACTTCTACTGGCGGTTCCACCCTGTCTGGGCGACTTATGCGTAAGGCTTGAGCGTCTGGGAGAACCTTCGCCGGCGTAAGTTGAGGCTGCTTCGCCTCAAATTCGTCCTTTCCTACCAAAAACCCATTCCATTCAATGGCCATATCTCTAAGCCGATAGGCCCTACCAGACATATCTGAGATGCCCATCGCATATTTTTCACTTGCGTATCGAGACATATTATATCCTTAAAGATCTAGCCGTGGGGACAAGACGTAAAGGAACCCCATGATCTATATCCTGATTCGCTGCCCTTTGAAATTCTTCTTCATAAATAAGCTTCAACCCTTCTACTCGTTGAGGAGATCGTTTTAAAGCTATGTGATAAGATAATCCAGCTACCAAACAAGGTAAAAAGCGAAAAGGAATCTGGGCAGTATCAGTGGACGCATCCGCATCCTCAATTCGTTTAACACGATAATAAATAAGTTGGTCCGTCGAATTTTCAGGACTTGGCCAGAGCGTTACAGTAGGCGTGATTTGACGATTTACATAGAACTGCGTGGGCCGCGCCTGAGTAGTTTTCGTAGGGATATCCAAATAATTAGATCGTCCAATACGGTTTATGGACAAATCCTGGCTATCTCTACGAATTACAGCTTCTAGTACGTCCACGGTTGCTTGGACATCTGTCAATCCCGGATTAGCGGTAACAGTAGTAGTAGCCGCACTCGAGGATCCAGTAATGGTTTCCGCAGCCGTAAAATCACCGCTCGGAACCGTTAAGGTCATGGTAGTGGAAGAAGGGAGTGTGATAATAGAAGCGGTTACTGCACTAGTACCACCTGTTATCGTTTCCCCAACAGAGAAGCTGGTTGAAGACCCAACCGTCATGGTAATAACACCAATAGGATAGGTTGCTATGGAAGAGGAAGTCGATAACTGAGCTAAAGTCTGTGTGACTTGCTCAATCGTCCAGAGATTTAACCCCCGGTTCGCCCACTCTGCAAAAAGAAGATTTAGTGATCTTCGTGCAGTCTTGGCATCATACCCAGTTCGTAATTCGAGGCCGCACCTTTCAAAGGCTTCCTCTGTAATTTCGGCCATATCCAGGTTGAAATCAACCGATCCAGAAGTTGCCATTAAATATCTCCTAACCCCAAACCATCATGCGAAGTCCCACCACTAACTGTCCTATTATCAGAAATCCTATCCCCCATAAACGTCTACTCAGGGTATCTAACGATTTTTGGAGATGATAGAGGTCGTTTGTTTTAACAACATCTATCTTTTGAGAAAGAAGCTTGAGTTCACCTTTTATCTCGACAAGCTCAAGCTCATTCTTACGGGAAAGGTCGTCCACGATTAGAACTCTTTAATACATTCAAGGACCACGGTGTAATCATCACCAGCGGCATGTCCAATAGTAGTAAATCTGATATCCCCAGTAGGACTTGTAGCACTATTTACTAGGCCCCCAAAGGAAGAGAAATCAAAACTACCTTGATAATCTGTTGGTAGCACTATTGCTAATACATCAGTACTAGCATCCCATAAAATGTTTAATTCAAGATTTGACGTACTAAAATGTACTTTATTAATACGAACTCCAGTGCAAGCCGTTCCATCTTGAAGAGTGGATAATCCAGAAACATCTATTGCCATAACCGCAGATTGACCAGTGTCAACGTGCGTGTACGAAAAAGATTTAACAAAGTTACGAGGACCATCCTCAATGACTTTTTCTACAAAGACATCAGCCATTTAAGTTACTCCCCTGGGTTAGTAACTAACACCACGGTCTTGTGCGACCATAATGTAGTCAATACTCATTGACTTTGTCCCGGTAGCATTACCAGAAACTTCTGCTGCTGCTTGCGTCATATTGGCTGTCGGAACATTCGTAGTATGAGTACCAACTTTGGTACGATTGATATAGAAATCTACTACATCGGTACTTGTACCCTTCGTCGCTACAAAACTAACCGTAACATCCGTCGCGTCAGAAAGATCATACGTAGTGCCTGACAAGGTCGTATCAGTCTCAGTGTCACCCGATTCTGTAATCAAATGAGGAGTCGCATCCCCGTCATCAATCTGGAACCCAATTCTATTGGATGCAGTGAAAATAGCTTCTGGATTTGTTGCAAAATTTTCACAAACGCCAATGAACATATCCATCTGATCGACATCAGACATCTGGAACCGAGCCTCGAAATAAAGCTTTTCACCGGCTGTTGAGGGAAGACCCCAGATTTCATTCCCTTGAATGGAACTACCGTCATTATCAGTAGTAGCAGCCGAAGTAAGATCAACTACTCCATTCAAAGCATCTGCCTGTAGTCCTGCTGAAGCACCTGAGTCTTTTACAACAGTCCAATCATTGGTGGCATCCAACACAATGCCAGTGAAGTCGTCCATAAACCGAGTTTGATCCGGCCATGTGCCAATATTAAGATTTTGGAGGGTAGGCCGTGCCGCTGAAAATGTTACCGGCCCTGAAAAATGTGTATTCGCCATAATAGTACCTTCTCACAAAAGGTTTCGCCCTAGAGTCTTTGTGAGCGTCTGCTGGGTCAGTCGCTAGGGCTAGTTTCCCCAGAAAAAAAAGGAGGGGGTTGTCCCCCTCCCGTGATCTTATGTTATGCGCCGGGGGAACCGTACACGCAACGTGGGTCTGAGTACCCAAAGCTATAACGCTCACGGGCCTTAAACCTTACATTACCTGTATCAAAGTCACCTTCCATCTTTGTAGACATCGGCATACGTTCAAAGTGGATGAAGCCTCGAGGAGCATCCGTCCGCATGAACCATGCATCGGTATCCGTCAAATAATGGTTAACGGCATAACCCTGCGGAAGCATTCCCATGTTCCGTACAGCGTTTATATCGTTATCGGCAGTACCTGGACGAAGAGTGGATTCTAGAAGACGATCCGCAACAAACTGAAGTGCTGCTGGAATAATCAACTTTTGTCCACGAACAGAAACTTTAAGCCCCCGTTCATCCACATAACCCGCAACGTCGATAAGCCCGTTCTCTAGACTTGTCTCGTTCAGGTCGGCAGCGGTGCTTGGCTCATTGGCCCATGTGTTGCCGTTCACCAAGACATGAGCCGTGGAGCAAAGCTCCAGCCCATCACCGCCTACAAAGTTACTATCGAAAGCATTATTTAAAGTAGCGGCACCCTTTACCTGTTTGGTATTGGACATGCTACGTGCCAACGCTTTTGTATAGCGGGAAGCTAGACGATCATAGAGGTTGTCCTCAATTGCTTCTTCCGTGATAGAGAAGGCAAGTGCGATAGTCTCCATGGTATACCTGGCGGTATACGCTTCCTGTGCATCATCAAATGAAACAGCAGTTCCTTCCGTTTTTACCGGGGCAGACCCAAAACCGGAAAGCATGACCTCCTCCTCAAATGCACGTTCTGAGGATTCCGTGTCATAAATCTCTGATGCTTCGTTATCGTACCTGGCATACTCAAGTCCAAAAAGGGCGTTGAGGCCAGGCTCTAGCTCTTTCGCTAGTTGAGCTCTTGAAATAGCCATCTCTCAACTCCTCTAAATGCCAGTAACGGAAATGGTTGTACCCGCGTTAGCGGAACCATTTGGCGCGTTAAAGTGATTGTTTAAACGAACAATCACACCAACCCCAGCCGCCGTGAAATCCAGATTTTCTGGATTGTCTTCCCATCCCATAATCCTGAGATGGAAGTCGGGCCCTGTGGTCGCTGCAGTACTTATATCTACTTGAGCACCAGAAACACCAGTAGCAGTTGTTCCGCTTGTCGCTGTCGCAAACTGTGCGTTCTTGAATCTATCAGCAATAGCGGTTGCTTTACTGGTCCACGTGGCATCAGTAGTTATAACAAACAACTGGTTCGGGTCATCAGCAACATACGCTTTAATAGGATGATTGCTATCTGCACCAGAACCAGGCCAAAGGTTACTAAACGTAGGCTTTAACGTGGTACTCGCCACATATTCACAACCCATGAAAACACCAAGCAGACTAACGGTTCCACCAGCAGCGGCCCCAACTATGTCGATATACCCCGTGGTAAGCGGGATAACGGGGCTACCATGGTAGATAGCGTTAGTATTGCCATTGGCAATTTCATACATTGGATAATTGGCAGCACCAGTAGAGTTAGCGGCCTGTCCCAACATCTGTAAGGGACGTAGACCAAATGCTCCTGCACTGTTGGCCATATTATTTTACTCCTGGTCTCCTTCTTTGAGACCTCCAAAAGTTACACGGGATTGCCGATCAGGTTTACTAATCGGCATTGCCGGATGTTGTTCACGGGCTAAATCGTTATCAACAGCCGTCATTTGTTGGCGGGTCATTCCCCGGAAATAATCATTGCGTTCCTCGACGATCTCCAACGGGATCCTTGCTAACAATAAGCCACCCACTCCAATGATTCCGGCATGTTGCCCATCCTGAATCGTAGGAATATCAAAGTCCGGGTATTCTTCACCGCGTACCAGTTCCCAGCCCTCACGGATTCTGGCTGATACGTTTTTACGGTCATCAAACCCCGCAACTTCGGTTCGTATCCACCTGTGAGTGTACCCTTCAGGTGGAGGTGGCGCATCCAGTATGGATGGTGGCTTCCAAGGTTCCCTGCGTACCTTTTTGGCACGGGTCTCATTGGTTCGAGGCGTCCGTGTAGACTTTTGGCGAGTCGTGCTCTCAGTATTACTCATGATCAATCCCTCACATATTTTGCGTATTCTTCAAGCGGCACATTGAGCCTCTTAGCAATCGCAACCTGTGAAGGTGTTAACCGCACAGTTTTTCGTCCACTTCTATTGCGGGATTTTGAAGCCTCGGCTGACGCAACCTTGCGGCTTCCCCCGTTTAATTTCGACTTTTCATCGAATTTATGAGGAAATTCAGTCCTCATACGATTATCAAGCTCAGAATAGTACTCATCGGACTGCGGGTCAAACCCTTCGTCCTCTATAAGTCGTCTATGCACCCCAAAAGCGGCATATGTCATAACTTCATTGTTCCCAAACCAATCATTCTTCCTCGCCCAAGCTTGTGCTTTGGGGTCAGGTGGTGCTGCAGGTTGCTGTTGTTGAGGTACAGGTTGTTGAAGTGAAGGTTGCTGTTGTTGAGGTTCCGCTTTGTCTGCCTTAACCTCTCGTTGGGCTTTGGCTAATTTTCCTTTTTCCAAAGCTAGATTGGACAAGGCTTCTTGGGCGTCAACAATTTTATCTACATCACCACTCTCATGGGCTTCTTTAAGAAGACGCCTTGCAGAGTCAAGTTGTGAGGTAACCCGGCTTCCAAATTCTTCCTGATACCCTTTATCCAGGGAATCCAGGCGTTGTTTAAGGGTTTCGTTTTCTTTACGGACATTCTCCGCATACTTAACAGCGGTCTGCTTTTGCCGTTCCTCTTCTCGCCATTTATGGGTCAGATCCCCAATGCGTTTTTTGACCCCAGTACTATACTCTTCAAGTTCATCTTCCTGGGCAGCAGATTTTTCTTCTACTACAGGTTGGGAGGTAGGTTCTTCCCCAACATTAACGTCTACGGCAGATTCCTCGGAATCCCCAATATCAATTTTAGTTTCCTCAATTGGCATGTCATGGTTTCCATGGCTCTCTTCTCCTTTCTAGACATGTTTAATATCATCAGGTTCAAGAATCGTCGCAATGACCTCGTCGTCATTGATGATACGGACTTCGCCGCCGTCTATCTTGAAACGAGCGCCGGCGTAACGGCCAATACAAACCCATTGGCCCTCTTCGCACCATGGCATCTGGGACTCTCCAAATTTACCAGAATCCTTATAAGCCAATGGTCCGACCTTCAGAACGTAAGCAACTACTGTCGCTAACGCTTCACGATCTCTCGTAGCATCAGGGATATGAATACCACCATCCGTGGTGGCTTTCCCCATGTACGGCATAACAAGAAGGCGCCATCCCGTAGGCTGTGGGAGGCGCTCATTTAATGTCACTTCTAAACGTCCAGGGTCCAGAACCCTGTTCGTTTCCTTTATATATGCAGCAGATACTGCGTCACTTTGGTTCTTTAGTCTCTCATCCATACTTTTAGTAACGTGGTCCGGTACAAATAGAGTTTTGGTCATTCTTCCTCCCATGATTGCAAGGCATCTTTTACTTCCTGCTCGGCAAAGGCAAGACCACTTAATTCGCCTACCAGTTGTCTATAAGACTCCATGCTCTTTGGATTTCCTTGCAGGATAGCTTCTTCCGTTAACTTAATACGATCCTGGATAGCTTTCAAAACTGCATATGCGAAAGTAGTCGGGTCTGCCATTAAAAATCTACATCATCTCGGAAAGGGATATCTAAATTGTGCGCCAACGTTCCAATCAAGCTCATCACCTCTTCCTTGCGAACCTTCCCCAGAAAAAACAAATTCTCCAGCCCCTACTGGCATTCGGTATTGTGCGCCCACGCTAGTTACATGCGGGGCATCATAGGTTGGCCTTGTATCCTGAAATCTACTTTGAGGTGAAGCCGTGTCCCCCCACATACGATTAACATTAAGGGAGCCTACTCCTTTTCCGATACGACCTCGAACACTTGCTCCAAGATTTCGTCTACGTTGTTCTAACATTAAGTTCTGGAACAACCGTTGAACTTGTTCTGGGACTATATTTCTCTTTTCCTCGCGCACACCACCGTGTACGGAGGCGGTTGCCTCTCCTATGGGCAAAGAATACCGAGCACTTAGTTCTTTACCCTCAAAATCCTTATCTCCGTGTTCCCGTTGAAGGGAAAGAGAGCCACTTCCAAATTCTTGTTGATATTCCTCGGGGATCATCGCGGTGATCCGTTCATAGTCTATAAGATCTTGCCCAGTACGCCTTCCTTTAGTGGCTTCGATAGTATCACCCAGCATAACCCCCGCAGAAATATCAGATGTACTTCCTGGTACTGTAGAACCTTGCACAACCCCCCTTAATTTCTCAGAAATAGTTAATTCGGCCCTACCAAATACTTTATATCCAGTTATATTACCTTCTGGATCGTGGACAGGAGATACTTGACCATCCACGCGACGTGCTTCCTCTTGGGCATCAGGTAGTTTGGGATAGATTACGTCTTGTAAGAATTCTTCTTGCATTAAAAAGTACCCACGAAGCGTTTTCCTCTCACAGCACCGCCTGCAGCATACTTGATTGGACCGCGCTTCGGATGGGGCATCCCACCGTGCATGTAGCCTAGCTCATCGACCATGCCGCCAGTTGCGCGAGTAGATATTCCTGCGGCCTCATCTGCTGCTTCCCATTCTCCTACAGGGTTGTAAGCTTCCTTAACAACCCATCCACCCTCTACTTTGAACACGGAATACTGGTTGCCCGTTTCTTCCGTTTTGGAAGCTGCATAAGAATCCGCTGCTTTTTCAGAGTCATATAATACGTTATCGGGCATTAGTACACCTTCGTTTTCTTGGCAATGCCGCCGTCATTCATCTGAACGTACTCGTTCAGGACTACATCTTCTGTAGGCATGGGAGGGGGAGCGTTTCGCTCCATGAAATTAACTACCCGTAAGTCATCACGGGGAGAAAGGGTAGCTCTGGGATTCCGAGCCAGCTTGTTTATGGAATCAATCGTTGCTCTGCTAGGCATCAGTACACCTTCGTCTTTCTGGCGATACCGCCATCGTTACGTTTCAAATAACCGGCACCAAAGTACCTCTGTGGCTCAAAACCACCAGTTCCGGGGTGAAGTCCTCCAGTTTGGAATCCTTCTAAATCGTTGGCCTTCTTGGCCTTGGCCATAAGA